TAGGTTCTGCTACTATCTCAGCAACACCTAATGCGTATGCAAACATCATGGATGGTGGTATGCCGGGACCTGCACAGGGTTTTGTTCCCAGTGTAAAAGATATTGCACTGGGAGTGTCTACACTAATCACATCGAGTATAAGCTAATGGCTAGTAATTACATTGTAGGCACAGAAATTCTTCTTTCTGTAGCGTTTCTTAATAACTCCGGTAGTCCTCTGGATCCTACTGCAATTACATTGCAAGTAAAGAAAGAGGGAAGTACTGCTACAACCTATGTGTATGGTGTAGAAGCTACGCTGTATAAAGGTGGTACAGGAGTTTACTACAAAGGATACACTCCATCTACTGGTGGAGTGTACTACTACAGATGGGCAGGAACAGGTGCGCTTGTAGCTGCATCTGAAGGTTCTTTCTTTGTTCAAAGCGGAAATTTTTAGGAGTCATGATGCTTAGTTCCCTTTTGTTTTTGGTATTGTCTGCACCTCCTTCCATTAAGGTAGAGAAGGCTCAGACTGTAGTTATTCATAATGGAGTAACCATTGTTCTACTCGCTGATGGATCCATCAAACTCAATGGTCCTACCATTGATCTTAGTCTTCCCGCTGATGAAAACGCAGAGGTCCTCCCTGTTGTACCGCCTAATGTGGTTCCAGAAATAGTATCTCCTTTTCAGAAGTTCTACGATGCGGATAAGACTCCGTTGGTTCAGAAGAAACTAGCACTAACCAGTTTGAGTCAGATCTGGGAAACTGCATTGAAAGATCTCCCTGAAGCTAAGACTACAGGTGCATTCCATGACAATCTCAAGACTATGGGTAAGCCACTAGGTAATACCCTGATTGACTTGAGGAAAGAGATCAGCAAAGATTTTGTCAAGATTGTATCTGATGATGTTCCTATGACTCCTGAATTACAGTCACAACTTAAAGCTGCAATTCAATCTGTACTTGTTAATTTGAAAGGTGTAAAATGAGTGCTATTCACGATGTTGAGTTTGATATGGCAGAACTGTGCGGATGGCATAACGATCCGGAAGCTGTCCAATCTGTAGCTGCTCTCCAACCTTTCCCTAGCTTTGGGGATACTCCAGCGAATGAAATATCTACCCTACCCAAACAAGCGTTCTTGTGGAATGCTGCTAAAAAAGTGCTGGGTACATTGCTGCCTTGGAGGAATCAGGGTGCTATTGGTAGCTGCGTTGCTCATGGAACGAACAGGGCTATTCTGTATTCGTTGCTATGCGAGATTGCTTCAGGTAGTCCTGAAAAGTATGCAACTATTGCAGAGGAAGTAACTTATGGTGGGTCTCGTGTTGAGATTGGTAGAAGCCGTATTCGTGGTGACGGCTCTGTGGGAGCTTGGGCAGCAGAGTTCGTTCGACAATATGGAGTTGTTGCAAGAGGTAAGTACGGAAAGTATGACCTCTCTGTATATTCTGAGAGTACTTGCCGTAGCTTCGGCGACAATGGTGTGCCTACAGAGTTGGAGAATGTTGCGAAAACCCATCCCGTAAAAACGATTACCAAGATTAGCACTTGGGAAGAAGCCAAGAAAGCTCTTGCCCAAGGCTATGGTATCTCTGTTTGTTCCAATCAGGGATTCAGTAAGATCCGTAACCAGAATGGTGTAGCTGCTCCTCAGGGTAGCTGGGCTCACTGTATGTGTCTTGCTGGCTACATTACGCTGGATGATGGCACAGAGTATGGTAGAATTGACAACAGCTGGGGTCCTAACTACTTTAGCGGTCCTGTAGGTTGGGGTGAACCCGGTCCTGAAGGATTCTGGGCTCAGTCCAAGATCATTCACAAGATGTTACAATATGGCGACAGCTGGGCATTTTCCACAGTGGAAGGTTTCCCTCTTCGTTTAGACTGGGTAATTTAAGGAGACGACCATGATTGAGTATCCTAAGACAATGCCTGTTGATGCTTTGATGGTTATGTTGGACAAGGTTCGTGGTAACCCTGTTAGCATGGCAGAAGTGGTCCAAGGAGCTTGGAACATCTCTGGGTATGGCCTAGGGTTGGCTTTGCCATTACCTAGCGTTATAGGGGAAGCTGGAGACCTTTCTGAGGAAGTTGCTCTGGAGAACCTGATCCAGTACTCCAAAGAAGAAGCTATGCTTAACAGTGTAGCAGGTGCGGGTATTCTTCCTGCACTGGCACTTTCTGTAGTAATTAAACTAGCAATTCGTCTGCTTTCCGAGTATATTGGATAAACTAACGGAGCTACGCCATGACAGATATGGGGTCACCATCAGTGTTTACTTCACTTGCCAAAGACTTTGGTTTGTTTATAGCACTGATAGTGGCCCTAATCTGGTTTGGTAGGGAAGCAATTAAATGGTTTGCTACCCATGTAGGTGTACCTGTAGTCGCAAAGCATCTAAAGTTTGTTGATGATCTTAGTGCTTCTTTAAATAACTTTGATAAGACTATGACTAAGGTTGTTGAGACTCAGGAACGATTAGCTGAGTCACAAGACGCAATTCTTCATAAGCTGGATGAGATGGATTCCCGGCCCAGTAGGGTCAGAAAGCCTATAGATGCGCCAGCCCTCAACCCGTAAGACTCTGAAGTTAGTGGGAGCTTACGGCAGGAAAGCCAAGCGTAGGCCCGTTAAACGGGACCACAGGAAGAAATAATTACTGGTGTCTACCTACCCCTACCAAATAAGGACAGGACCAAGCAGGATCAGTAAACAATAGTTGGTGAGGGAAGGAAGCAAACTGTACACACTGCTTTTTAAAATCAGGTTTGTATTGAGTAGGATCTGTTGCAGTAGGATCAACTTTTCTTGAAGTTAATACCCCTGCATAGTATTGTCCGTTACGGGCATTAGGTAACAGATTGTGTCCAGCAAGGACATTGTTACCTTGAACAACACCTATAATTGTATCCTGTCCCGGTACTGTAGCCGTATTTTTAAGCAGTGCATTATAATTTACAGCTGGTTTAGGATCCCTATAAATAAATGTTAATTCCAAATCACATACTCTAATGTATCTAAATCCATATTTACCAGAACCTACTGGTAATTCTACATATTCAGGAAAAGGTCTAGTACCAATACTAGTAACTTTTACACCTTCAAATAACAAAGTACCTGCAGGTTTACCCAAAAAGTAATGTTGATTTACTGTATTCAATCCAATTTGCAAAGGAGTTGTAGTAGTTGGTTTACCTTCAGCGTCATATACACCTTCTCCTGTAATAAATCTATAAGGCACATTGAACCATTGCACAGTAATAGATTGAGATGGATAAGGAAGTTTAATGTTACCGGGAATATTTGGTACAGTACCGTTTACTGTACCAATAGCTCCTGATGGATCATAAAAAAACATTGTATTCTTTTCAGCCGTAAGATACTCGGATCTTGGTTCAACTCTTGTAAAAGTAAATCTATTCCATTCTGGCCATATATTATATATATTTGTAAATTTATATGAATAATTAGAAGTACTAGAACTGTCTGGCCAATAATATGTTAAAGAATTTTCTGGAAGTTTACTATTGTTTAACATAATGTTGTTAGGAAGAATAGGATAAGTTCTTCCAGTAAATGATACAGACACTTCATAGTCTTGATATTCTGCATAAGTAGGTAGTTTAGGCGCAATAAATCCTGTATTAGGAGTAGGTATACTTCCTTGAGCAGACAAATCTGAAGCCCGTATATAAGTATTTCCCTGTATACTTTCTACAGCATTAGCATATAGCCAAGGGTATCTTGGATGCGCTATAGGTAATGTACGATTGATGCCACTGTAATCAGGCCAAAAAGTACCTCCATGCCCTTTTGAAGCATACACATCTGCCCAACCAACCATATAGGTGCAATACCTATCCAATAGTTGATTACCGATAATAAACTTCATAGTGGATCTACCCCCTTCTTGGGTAAATCCAGTAGTGGTAGGAGACCGGCTATCTGTTAATTCTTGAAGAAATCTCCAATCCAAATATCTATCTTCAGAATGGTCCGGAGTAGGCGTAGTTAGCCCATCCGGCATTATTGCTTCTATATTGTATGGACCTATAAAATTATCAAATGACTGACCCATTAGAACATCCCCAGTGTAACTGCACTAACTATAGTTTTTGCACTACTTGCCGCTGTCCCTATTACTCGTTTAGCTAACGCTACTTTTTGCAAAGGATTTAGGTGAGAACCATCAGCAGATCCTCCTCCACCACCAGTAACTTGTGGAGGGGCTCCCATAATCCCCATAGCTTTCTTTACCCATGCGGTTGGATCTGTATAAAACTCTAATTGAGCTTGTTTTAATTGATCATCTTGAGACTGTCCGGGAACACCATACGCTGATGAAGCCTCAAATGCTTTTTGTATGGAGGACTTACCCATTTCCATACCGCCGGTAAATCTGGCATTCTTGGCTACAGCCATGTCCATAAAATCGGAAGGAGGATTTTTTTGTTGTGCGTCTAGTTCAGCTTTAATTTCTTTGTCTACTGTCTTGGTAGCAATTGCTCTATTGGTGTATTGCGCTGCTTTAATAGCTTCATTTTCTGGTCCTCTTCCAAAACCTCTTTTTGTACTTTCTGTTCCACCTATTATATTCAAACGCTCTGTTTCAGCTTTGATACGCTCTTCTCTGTCAGCACTTACTCCACCTTCGGCAAGGTTTACACCCATCTGAGCCACATACCCAATCAATGCTCCAGCAAGCTGTGTAAGCCCCATAATAAGCTGAGGGATCAAAGGGATCAATGCCATGGCTAAAGCTCTTAAAGCTTTTGCCAAGTAGCCTCCTAGCATTTCAATCATAGGTTTAAGTTGCACACCAAACTCGTACATGAGGTTGGTAATCTCAATCACTACGGGCTGTAACGCTGAACCAATCAACGCCATCAGGTTATCCATTACACGGTTATACTGCTCCATTAGACCGGGATTTACAAGTCCAACGAACTTGGAGATCTTATTTACAATGTCTGCAAACCCTGTTAAAGGATTCATCAGCGCGTTATCTACAGCACTTACAACACTAGATCCAAGTTCATATACACTTTTGGTTATACCTGTAGATGCTCGTTGAACAGCTGTGTCCAAACTAAGCATTCTATCAGAAGAAAATTCCATTCTAGCATTGAATGATGCCAAACTTAGTTCAAGCCGTTTTAGCCAACCAAGAAGTCCAGTAGCAACCAATACCCATTTAATTAAAACACCAATGGTGGTTACAAACATATCAATAAGATCTTTAAATGGTGCAGCAACCATTCCTAATATGCTTAATATCGGTCCAGCAATACCACTGGTTAATGCACCAGTAATACTATTCATTATGTTTTTACCAATCATACCTACAACGCTAGAAGATTTTGCTATTACAGATTTTGTTTCTGGTTGTTTATCTTTTGCTTCTTTTAATTTAGTAGATACTGTTTTAAAAACATCTTCAAAAGGTTTGTTTGTAGCTCCTCTACTTACAGCCTCTGTTCTGTATTGCATTAACTCATTAAATAGTTTGGCAGCGGATTTAGCTCCAAGTGTAAACGAAGGTCCTAATAGATCTATCTGATCTTTAAGTGCTTTCCATTTTTTTGTGTTTCTGTCAAAAGCTTCTGCCAATGCTTTTTGTTTAGCATCTTCTGATTTTTTAATTTTTGCATCTATACTTTGTTTTTCTTTAAGTGCTTCATTGCCTGCTTGTTTAACTTTAAGTTGACCTGTAGCTTGTTGAGTAAAATCAAGTACTTTACTAACATCATATTTTTTAGCTTTTTTACCAAAAGCAGCAGTAGAGGCATCATTAAATATGTTTGTTAATCCATGTACAGTTGATCTTAACTTTTCAAATTTACGGATAGATTTATCCGTAATAGTAGCTCCTGACATTAACTCTGTAAAATACTCTTGTGCAAGTCTTTTAGATTTATTATAATTTTTTAAAGCAGTTTTATATTCGTTTTCTTTAGCAGTTTGTGTAAGTTTAGTATTATACGCTTCTTGTTTTTTTACCATCTCTGCTAATTTTGTATTTTTAAATTCTTCCGCAACTTGTGGCAGTGTTTTACTTAATTTTTTAAGTTTATCTTCAACTGCATATATACCTTTTTGTGAAGGTATAAGCGTTTTCATAAATCTTTTATAGCTTGTATCTAAACTAGCAATAAGATCATCTATTTTTTCTTGTTTAGTAGTAGCTTTTTTAGCAGTACTATCCGTTTTCTTTTTATCTTTTTCTGTTTGAGCAGCATCTTGCTGATTCTTAAACATTTCTTGTAATAGAGGTAATTCAAAATTTTTAAAAGCTTCTGCCGTATCAGGAGATACTTCAGCTAAACGCTTAATTTGATCTTCTAGTTTGTATAAACCTCCTTGCGAAAGTTTAGTAGCTTGCATCATACGAAGAATAGTCGTAGTTACAGTATTATTTAATTTATTTTGTTGTTTTAATATAGTTAATGCTTTATTATCTTTTGTTTGTTGATCTTTAGAAATTTGAGCATAGTATTTATTTAAAGCTGTAAGTGCTTTTTGAGCTTCACTTACAGCTGTAATACTTGCTAAATGATCTTTAAATCCTTGAATAACCGCTGGATTAGCATCTTTAAATTTTTCTAACCGTCTAATTAAAGTATCATAGGAATCTATATTACCCTGTGTAACTTTTCTACCATCACTCATTCTTTGAAAAAGAAGAGATAGTCTATCTTCCAAATTAGATAAAGCATCCTGTTTAAGATTATTTTTTAAAGTTGCATTTTGTCCTCCATTACCACTAAATTTAGATACAATTGCATTTGTCAATGCTTCCATTGAAGTTGCAAGTTTATTCAATACATCCATGCCACCGGCACCACCGCCACCAGTGCCGCTGCCACCTGTAGTTAAATCTACACCACTAGACATGACAACACCTATACATAAAAGGGAGAATCTTTATAAGGAAAATTAACTGGAGACATGATGCTTATTGCTGGAGTAGTAGGCGTATACCCATAGTCACTAGATGGATTCAAAGATCCTGATAGTTGAGAAGAAACTAACCACCCCTGAGGAGCATTAAAAGGATCAAATATCCAGTTAAGCTTACCTGTGATTGTTACTTTGTAAGCGTCTTTAACACTAGCGTTTCTGTCAATCCCACCAATGGTTACAGGTACTCGAATGGTTTTAATGTCTGATATGGGATTAGTAAAGTAACTAGACCAGTCCAATTGAACCGTAACAAGCTGTCCTGCATAATACCCCATGTATCCTTGCCAACTGATTAACCCAGTTAAGGTTATGTCCCCAGACAAGATACCGGGAAGATACTGTTCCCCATGAGAAATGGTAGTAGTTCTTTTCTGAAGGTCTGATTTTATATTCAGACTCCACTCAGAAAATGTTTGGTAGTTATTGTCTGGAGCCGTAAGCGAAGATCTGTATGTATTTAAAGGGTTGTACCCTATATTGCCGGGAGGAGTAGGGTAATCCTTTGAGTAGGCATATACCCTAGCTCCTTTACCAGCCATGATTGAAGGGGGCATTACAGCTCTCCGTTTTGCTCCGCCCACTGCCGCTGAAGAATCTGGGCAGGAACTCCAAACATACTTCCCGTTGTAAAGAAGTTAATTTTAGCAGCGTGTCTGTCTTTTACTTCTCTATACAACTTTGGATCAGGAAGCGGTTTAGGGTTACCATCTTTATCTCTTGGTCTAAAATACAAAGTAAAGATCTGATAATCTGTTAGCTTTGCAATTTGATCAAAAGATAAGCAGTAGGGTTCATCAATGAGCATAGCATAAATCTGTGCTACATTAGTGATCTGAGGTTGCTTCTCTTTAGAGGAAGACCCTACTTCGGATCTTCCTCCTTCAAGTTTGGGAAGCTGCTCTCCATGATCATCTTGATCAATGTACCACATTCCAAAGAATGGCTCAATGTCAACTCATTCCATTCATCTGAAGGAATGCCAGTACAGACAGCCAAGAGTGCAGACAGACCGGGAATGGTATTCATCCACTGCTGACTGAGCTTGCTACCAAAAGCGTATTGACCTGTGATAACCTTATCATGGAAAGTGGAGTACGCAATTCCGTACTCTTCGTCCGACATGAAATCTTTTTCTTTGCCAAGCTCTTGACGAGCCCGCTGAATCAGTGCCTGCTCCAAACGAGCTTTAGCGTGTTGATCAATGTACTTGGCTTGGATCTTTTTCCCATTGATTTCCATTTCAATGAGAGGACCTGAGTTACCCAGATTAGGGCCGGTAGCTGCTTGTGTAGACATAAATACTCCTATAGGTTAAGCCAAATGGCTACTGTACATTATACGGAGTATGTTATTGACCGCACAAAAAACCTACACGAACTGTAGCACTCAAAGTACTAGAAAGATTTGTTAGCTTTAAAGTACTGTGAGTAGCGTCTACAGTCGTAAAATCACCATCACCGAAAACCAAAAAGCCTCCAGATTTGATTGTAAGGACCGGATTTGTACCAGTCCAAAACCAAGTCAGAGGATTAGTGGTTCCCGGTTCCAGTTTTACATTAGCGTTTGCGACTGTAATGATCATACCAATCACTTTAGAAGTGGTAGTATGAGCTACATTCAACAAATCCACATAGTTTCTAAGATCAATCGTCTGAGTACCACTACCTGCTAGTGTGTATTGAGCTACCATAACAGAGTTATAAGTAGTCAAATCAGGAGATATAGATCCAGAAATACCATCACTTCCCTGTGATGTGGACACAAAACCAGTGTTAGACTGACTCTGTGCCCATCCAAATGATCCCTGAAACCCACCAGCTGTAATAGCCATAATGATTATCCAGTGAATCCTGTAGGAGCCGTACCAGCATCAGGCGCAGTACCCACTGCACTGATCGTACATTCCAATGCACCTGACACAGAGTTGGTATATTTGAAGTCGGTAATACGAGCTTCAAAAGGTCCGATAGACAATGAAGGAGAAGCTCCTCCTTCAACACCCAATCGGAATACTATTTTTTCACCCACTACCATAGGATTGACAATGTTAGGCGCACCATTATTCACTGTGGGAATAACGCTGGCATCCTGTTGGGCTCTGGTAGCAAGGAAACCAGATGCTCCTGTACTATCAATTGGATACCCTTTGGCTTCCAAATTGAATTTACGCACACCAGCAATTACTTGCTGCATGGCTTGAACAGTCGATCCGCTAGTTACAATGGAAGTATTTGCAGGACGAGACAAGAAGTTAGTTACATCCGTAGTATCTACTTCTTTAGTAATCGTCCAGTCCGTCATTGCGTGTTCAGTATAAGTGTAGGAAGGAGAAGTTCCACCACTTGCAATGGAGAACGACCCACCCTTACCTGAAATACCAACCTTGGGATAAGCCATTAGTGTTCTCCTTAAGGACTAACAGTATAAGTGTTACCAGTTACCGTGCTAGTACCACTAATTTCAAACTCGTACTTACCTTTGACGCTCAAAGTTTTCTTTACGCTTGTAACCAAGATTTCATCTTTATAAGTTACAGTTGCTGGAAAAGAACCATCCGAGTCATTGGCTACTTCAATGTATACAATATCACCTTCAGTAGGATAAGTGTTTAATGTACTCGTAGAAGGATCCCGAACAATAGGACCACTCAAAGTGTAGTCTGCTTTATAGATGCCTGCAATGTTATCGTGCCAACCAAAAGTACCAAAGTTGGTGCTTTCAATGGCTTCCATGTTAATGGCAGCATCCCAGTTATCCGCAATCAATTCTGTAGTGGTTCCACTAGCAGCAGCGTAGCGAACTTTGCCCCACTTCCCTGACAATGGTTGAATAGCCATAAGACCTCCTAGTAGTGTGGACGAATTTCCATCGTCTTATATCTAACCTGAACAGCACTCAATTGGTAATTAGCAGTGTTACCACCAGCTAATGGCATATTCAATGGGGCACCTTCTACTACATTGGTATCCCATACTTCAGGTACACCTGTTAGTTTAACACCTGTAAGTGTATCCCGCAAGAGTTCTCTTAACTCTAAATCAGATTGAATCCCTGTAGTAAAATCTCTGTTACCCGCTTGAACTAGCGCAATACCTATGGTGTATTCGTATCCTATGTATCCAAATGCTTGTACAGGAATTGTTTCCCCATTAAGCAAACCCACAATGACAATGGGTAAAGAGTCTCCATCCAACATAATCATGCGTTTACGAACAACTACTGTAGGCAGCGTTTGGAGTATATCCAAGCGTTGCTTTACAGCATTCAGAATGTTGTTTAATACGCTCATGTGAGATGTAACCCTGCATCAATCATGGCAGTAATTACCCAGCGTGAGATTAGAGTCTGCCGAGTAAATGCAATAACTCGGTAAGATTCTCCATTCACAACCAGATTGTCATTAGACGCTGGTGAAATGGGTAGCTCATCTTGCCAGATACCAAACTTGGTGGCTACTGTAGGAAGCCCTACATCATCCATTGTATTAGGTGCATCTATAGCTGGGTAGACTTTTATGTAAGATAATGCGTAAGATACCCCTGCTTTAGTGGTGTATGTTCCACTTGCAAGGTTATCTATGTACAGATAATCTTTTGAAATATCTACCATTAGAATGCAGCTTCTAGTGGAGTAATATTAAAAGGTACTTGTAAAATATCATGTATTTCATCAATCATTTCATACAAAGTGTCTTCAACACTTTTTCTACCCAGTCTACTTTTGTAAAATAGCACATCAGGATAGTAACAACTGCTAGTCATTTCGCCGTCACTATTATATCGTTCAGTTGTTGCGTATTCTTTACGATATTCAAAACGAATTTTACGCTGCCCATTTTTAGGCATTTGAATAACTGAGTTATAAGAATCTCGAAGTCTACCAGTTCTCATAGCGGGATATTCTCCCCTTGCAGACGCTGGCGGAAACTCTCTACTTAATTCTTCAATGTGTCGATTGTCTACAAGGGTTTTAACTCGTCTAAGCGCAGCCCTCATTTTATTGTCTTGCTGAGACCTAGTAATGGATGCAATGCTGTCCCATTTACCCCCTGAAGGGGTAACACCTGCCATTTCTCCCAGCCAGAATGCAACCTCTTCTGCGCTCACTAAACTTGTACCTCCCGGTAAATCAAGTGCCCTCCGACCGTTGCTACACCACTTAAACTAAGTACCAGTGCTTCACCTACAGCAGTTTCCATTACACCATATTCTGCCATAAAAGTTCCAGCACCACTTATACCTTGTCTAGAACCATCTGTAGCAAAGTGCATAGGTCCACTAATAGCAGTTGTTGTTCCAGATTTCCATGTAACAACAACAGCAGTAGAAGCTGTTTGAGTATAGCCTAATACTCGAATCTTTTTACCAGTTACAGCTGAAATTATTGTGTTATTTCCAGAAGCACTTGCATTGATTACTGCATACTTTACAGACATTATAGGCTCCCTACTCTAGTCATAAGTTGATACGGACCTTGCAAGCGTCTGCGTGTAGTAATCAGACTTTCCAAGGAATCCGTAAGCATTTTAAAGTATTCTGTGTGGCTGAAAGTCTGACCGTCTACCGAGTAAGATGGTTTAGGGTCAGCAGATAACTCAGCGAGTTTAGCTGTAAGGTTGGTAATAGCTGTGTCAATCATTACATATTGACTAGCCATTTTTTACCTCATGAATGGTGAATTCAAAAATTGGTTTAGCTGAACTTAGCATCAAATCCCGCTTGTAGCTTTCTACGGCTTCTCTGGGACTGTATGAATTATATATCCTTCTGGGCAAACCTGCCAGAGATACTGCGTAGGTTTTTTGCATATCAAAATCTTTCCATTCTTTTGTTCTTGGACCTGCCATGTTCTCTCCTATGAAAAAGCCCCACCCACCTGTTTGATGGATGGGGCTAGTTAAAACCTAAACCGTTATGATTAGGCCGAACACTTCATCGTGTGCCATGGTGACCACACAGAAGCGATACCCCTCTCATGAGCAAAGTAGGTAGCGATGATGCCACGGTCCAACATATTGTAAGACTGAGCAGCAGCTTGCTGTACTTGCAGAGGATAGTTCTGCATATACTTGAAGCTCTTACCCTTCTCCATCATGAACCAAGTGGAGGTGGCAGTGTCGTAGCTACCCAGCTGTGAGTAAAGTTGTTGCTCAAGCAACGGGCTGGTAAGGACATCAAACATTCCCGAGTAGGGGTTGCTGTTGGTGTCAGACACATTCAGCGGATTACTGGTCGTCTGAGGAGTGGTAGCTCCTGCACCAGTACGACGCTGAGTCATGGTTGCATTCAGGATAAGGTTGGCAGTAGCCAGCTTACCCGGAGAAACCAAGATGGTGTTGGGGTTGATCAAGATACGCTTGGTGGTATCAGGATCAGTGAAGCGACTGAACTTCAACCAAGCAGCTTGGACATTGGTCCAGTCTTGGAGATCGTTGCCGGTCAAGGCATTGTCATAGCCAAGGTTGTTGGCGTAGGTGTTGTAAGCAGATCCCTTCCAGTTGAAAGGATTGTTTACACCGATGATGGTGTCAAGGATTTCGAGTTCCTTGCGATAAGCAAGTTGCTCCCCCAGTTCACCAGCACGACGAAGAACATCGCCAGTGAGGTCAAAGAAGACGGCTTCTTTGAGGATGTCAATCGCCAGAGCGTTTTCACGGGTCTCTGGAGTTTGAATCCAACGCTCACCATATTGGGTCCTAGGATGAGGTTCACCCGGAGCCCTACGCTGCGACACATCACCGATGGGGTTGATGCCGATAACCTTCTGACCGTTGAGCTTGGTAGCTTCAGCAGGCATAAGCTTATCGCCGATGAAGGTAGGATTTTGGAAAGCTTCCAGAATCTTGACTTCAATCAGACCACCAGTAAGGATGGTGTAAGCATTGATGTTGAGGAACGCTGAAGGATCAATACCAAATCCGGTATTTTCCAACAGAGCCTGACGATCACCCGGTTCAGATTGTTCGAGCAAAGAGCGAGCAATCGTAGAGCGAGCAAAGAGTTCGCCTTGAGCAGGATCAAAGATCTGCTTCCATTGGCGACCGCAAATACCTTCTGCAAGTTCAGCAAGGCTGAATTCTTCAGGGCGGAACTTGGCTTCCTTGAGGGTACGGTTGCCAGCACGATCTTTGTAATCGTTACCGTTCTCATCGCAAAGACCGAGACCATGACGAATCTCGTTGACAAAGCGAAGACGACCGCCACCACCGGGAGCAATTCGACTTTCGTACAATTCCTGAACTTTGAACATATTCAACATAACTTGATCTCCTTAAGGGTATGGGTTAGTTCCTGTCGGCGAAGGTAAAGGGAGAAAACTTCCCTACCAGCCGAACACGGATGCGAGTCACCGCAGTAGTGTAAAGGGAAACCACATACCCGATGATTTGGGCAGTAGTAACATTGGAAGCTACAGTGTAGTCACCAGTAGAACCGGTAACGCCACCAACAGTAGCACCAACATTGAAAGTACCCGAAGCGACATTGGCTTCATATACAGCGTCCGAAGCAACCGTGATGGTTTGAATCGGAGTGGGGAAGGCAGGATAACCAAGAGAGGTATCCGAAGCTAGCTTACCACTAAGAGCCACACCAACAAAGTTTGCGCCAATGTTGGCTACCGAATCGCTAAGACCCGCAGTACCCAGCGAAATAGGTTCAACCCATTTGTTGGTAGCATCCCAAACAAGAAGGTCTCCTACGCTGATAGCAGTAGAAGCCTTGGCAGGAAGCTGAAGCTCCGTAGTACCGGGAGGAAGAACAAACCGTCCACCACTGAAAGTCGTACTCATCTAAAACTCCTGAAAAGGTTAGTTAACCAACCACTCATACAATCCCTTTTCAGGGACCTTACCAGCCTTGGCCACAGGGATGGTAGTCTTTGGTGCGCTGACTGCTTCAGCCAGTGCCATCTTGCGAAGAACCCTTACAGCAGCGTCTTTCGACATATTGCTAAGGTCTTCAAGCAATTCCGCATCAGGTTTAATTTTAATGGATTCACAAAGTTCTTTAAGTTCTGCTGTGAGTTTGAGTCGGGTTACTTCCACAGACTCTTTCTTTTCTTCTGGGTCTTTGTCTTTGGGTTTATCGTCTGCATCTTTATCCTCATTCTCCTTCATTTTGTCTTTAGGAGGTGCAGGATTGTTGGAGTCTTTGGAAGAATCGTAATCAGCGGGAAGCTTGTCTTCCCCTTCTTTCATACCATACGCTTCTTTGATCTTGGACATTTTGCCGTTGTCATCGGCATCTTTGTCATCAAGAGCTTCTTTGACTTTCTTGCAGACTTCGCACATAGATTCTTTTACAGGATGATCGCCTTTGACGATATCCACATGAGTTTCGTCACCTTCTTTTTTCTTATCTTCAGCCATGGTAACCTCCGAAAGAGAATTGCAAGTCGCTGGGTCAGCTACAAGGTCCACTGATTTTACTTTAGTAATTTTGTAGACTTCTTCTACGCCTTTAACCTTACGCACTTGGCCATCAGCGTAATGAGAGAATCCCATAGATTCAGGAAGGCGTTCGGCGGCTTCGATGATCCGTTCTGATAACGGATGAGATTTGAGGAATTCAAAGTCGCCGAACAATCCTTCACCTTCTACAAAGCGGACATTGATGACACGCCCCAGTCTGTCATGAATAGATCTAGGAGTCTTCGTGTCACCATGGTCCGCATTGACTGGTACACCCTCATAGAGTTTAGCAGCTTCCTTTACCGCTTCTGGGGTGTAAGTTCTACCATTCTTGGAAACAAACCCAAGGAGTTTGACATTACGAATAATGCCTGCATCCTTGTCGATAATAAGTCCGTTGCTGCCCATGATAGCAGCTTCATGAATAACAAATATATTCTTGCGGTTAGACATGATACTAATTTTGAACCTTTGTTTAGAGTGTGTCAAGTGATAAAACAAAATTATTTTTGTTTTGATCCATCTTTATCGTCTACAGCTACAGGCTGATCTGTAGTCTGAGTCTTTGCATCACCATTGATTGGTCCTTGTTTTTGTTTATTTGCTGCCTCATTATCCCCATTTTGGCCCTGAGCATAGCCTGTTTCAGGGGGTACATTAGAGTTTCTGTACTCTTGAGCAATGAATTCTTGCTCTCTAGCGTAGTTCATACCTAGTTCAGAGCAGATTGTATGCTTGGATTTGATAGCCATTTCATAGTAAATCTGGTTTGCTCTGGCTTCTGCACCCTTATCTCGGACTTCCATGGCAGGTGGAGCAATGTCAATGGCTACAATATCCCGCCATTCCAGTGGAATTTCACCCGCTAACGAAGCATTTTCCAGTACTTTTTCCAGTATAAGACGGAAAACTTTCTTGTAATCCCGCTGCATTCTCATGCAAGCCTTTAAGAAAGGGCTCTCTGCGGTCAATGAACTGGCATAAGACATGGAGTCTGAGCGGGAACTAACCAGCCATTCAGGGGCAGACCAGCGCATTCCAGCAGTACGAAGCACTGCTTGAAGGGCTTGGAGGTGGGGTTCAACATTGGATGCACCCGGAGGTTCCTTATAAGTGGAACCATTAGGCATATCAATGAAGGTTCCGGGCTGGATTTGTTCGTATCCACCGAATGCTGTAGGCATCATTCCCGGATAAGGGAAAGGAGGAGTAGGTGTAGCTCCAATTTGGGTATCCAAAAAGTCTTGAACTTGAGATACAGTAGCATCTTCATGCTGACGGATAGCTGCAATCGCTGCTTGAACCGCTGCACCCTCTCCAATGTTCCTCTGTAATTTTGCAGCTAGGTTAAACATTTCCAATGTGGAGAAAGAGAAGTCAGGGATACCTCTCTTCATAGCTTCATTGCAGTTTACTTTCAAATGGATCATGTAATCCGGTTTGACTGCTTCATCAGAGAGTCCCTGATATTCATCAGCGTAATAACGGATGTTGTATTCTTTTATGTTTTGCGTATCCAATGGATCCGTTTTGATTCCAAAAAGATATTCTTCCTGCGTTGTGCCACCGGGCTGGGTAATACATTCCGGTTCCACAAAGCGTACTGCCAAGTGTCCATCTTCTTGTGGATGTACACGCAAAAACATTTCACCATCAATACGAGTACGCCTAAAGATTTCTTCTTGAAGGACTTCAAAGTTGTTTTGATCCATCCACTTGGAAATAAGCAGCTGACATTGATTGGCAAGATCCTGATCGGTATCTGACTTACAGGTTGCGCTGAATCCAGTGCTGATTACATAGCTGGTGAGAGCGTTAATGACTCCCGCTGCGTTAGCATTGGTCCTGTAACAGTACCTAGAAGCATTACGCATCAATGCCAAGTCTTGTTCATTGCGTACAAACGGGTAGTCTGCACCATATGCACGGTCTCTAGGGTTGTTATTTGCCCAAATACCTACACCAAGATAGCCAGAATTTGCCCTATTCAACACATCTGCGATGTATTGTTGGGGCATATAAAGGTCTCCCCAAGACTCTTTTAGGGTCTTTTTGGGAGGTACAGGCGTAGTTTTAGGCTTAAACCAATCAAATAAACCCATGATTATCCCCTAATTCCTTGGCTTGCTGGTCGTATTTTATTATTACACACAGCGATAAGTGTTCGCAATGCTAGTTCCATGGCATCTGGACCGTCATCATGTTGGCTAGAAGGGAACATTTTTAGCTGATCTATCACTAATTTGGAGCCAGCAGACTTGGTAAATCGTAAAATTTTCTGTTCCAAATAGGGTCCAAGCCTACGAATACGCACTTCTTTCTTCAGCGTGTTCTGTACACCCTGCGCTGGTAAACGCAAACCTGCCTTTGTTGCTTTGTTTACTAAGTTTTGAATGATTAGGGATTGAAACATATTGCTTTCACAGACAATCATTTCAGGTTTATACTGCCTAGCCAAGTCTATAACCTGATCTATTAGGGTTTCTGTAGACATTCTAGCAAGAAATGAATGCGTTAGTAGCAGGTTATTTTTGGTTCTTGCCATGATACAGACCGCTGAGTAATCCCCATGCTTGCTGTCTGTTCCTTTGGATGGGTCTATTGCTAATACACAGCCCTTCAGATCGTCTTGTTTAGGCCATGGACCTTCCCACCAGATGTGATCAGAAAAGAGTGTTGGTGCCCATTCTTGGGCCCCTTCTGCTGAAGGATTGCACTGGTAAAGGGATTCCCATTCTCTGGAGCCTACAGAGCTTTTGGTTGTCATCATATCTGCCAGACTGTATTTGTTTGGCCAGATAGGATCTCCCGGATTTCTGGGATCCAGTGGACTGATGTTTCCTTCAGCGATAGCAGGGAAACTCAAGTATTCAAATTGATCTGCATCGGATTCCTCTTTCATTCGGGTAAGAAGGTCACCAATCAAATCTTCTGGGTGCCAACGGGTTTGTACGACAATGATACGGACATCTTTTTCTGCTCTGGTACGGAAGGTGGACTTGTACCATTGCTTGACTGTATTGCGAATGGTAGGGGAGTCTGCATCTTCACGGTTACGGAAGGGGTCGTCTACGATCAACCAGTGACCACCCATACCCGTAATCGCACCACCTACACCCGCTGAACGATAGAATCCTTTGTGTCCTACAATTTCAAACAGGTCAGAAGTTCGTGTATAGTTTTCTGATGTTGCACCTCTACCTCCTGAGGTTTCACTAATCGTAGTTTCAGGAAAGAGTCGCTTGTATTCTGCGCTGACTATCACCCTCTGAACATCCCTGTTGATACGACTGGATAGGTCAGCACCATAGGAACAAGCAATGATCTGAGTGTTTGGATTCTTACCAAAGAGGAATGCAGGAAGTCTTCTAGAAATAAGCTCTGACTTACCCATTCGTGGAGGGATTGCTAATGCAAGTTTTCTCAAAGCATTAGGATCATCTGAAGGTAACAACATCCTGTCTATCTGATCGCTGATCAATTGATGATGCCAGTTAATTTCATACTCTGGCATTGTGTATGTAGAGAAATTGATCAGGTGTTCCCTAGCCAACTTTCTGTTAGCCAATTCATCTAGCAGGCTATCATGATCCGTTGTCATTGGAAATCTCATTAGGTTTAATTTCAATCACTTGATTGCGCTGACTGATACGCTTTTCTTTAGCTCTTTGAGCTACAAGCTCTTCCAATTGACTATCATTCATTTTGGAAGGATCTGTAACCATTTCATGAGTATGTTTGATCTCAGTTTTTTCAGTGTATCCTTTCGATTTACCTAAGGTCTTGAGAACCATTTGTACAGCCCATCTCTCACCCATCTGGATTGCATCCATCAGGTGTGACTCAGCGAGATCTACTAACGCTGAACGATACCCCTTCTGCATTTCCTGAAACTTGGGTCTGGAAGCAATAAACCTACTCAGTCGGTAAGGAGTAACATTCAAAGCATCAGCAGCTTTAGTTACAGAACCATTCGCTGAACGAAGAGCAACAGACACTTCTCTTGCTGTGAGATACCTGTTGGGAGCAGAGTACTCACTTAAGTCTGTGTTGTCCATTTCTCACCTTACTTATAAGTTCATCCAACTGCTTCACGCTGAGTAATAACAAATTATCTTTATTATACAGCTTGGCAATAGCAGTCTCTTGTTCATCATTAAATTCCCATGGATACATACCACCGCTGAGTAATGTCTCCACCAAGTCAATGTATTTGGAAGTTACTTCAGGAGGTATGCAAAGTGACTTTGCAGAGTCATAAACACTGGAGATATATGCTTCCTGTAGCGTAGGAGAATCCTGACAGATAGTTACATTCTCCAAATCAGTCTGATCACTGATGTAGAATACATTCTTGTCTGTAGGTCTCCAACAAACTTCAATTCCATTTGATTTTAATTTGTTAATTACTGAAAACAAAGTAGCTTTTATTTTAGCTCTAATGCTTCTTTTTACTTCTTTGGTTAGCTTATCATACTTATATGATGTACATAAATATACAGGTAACTCATCATATTCGCTGTAGTAATCTACACCTTCTTCTGTAATAAAGCAAGCACTATAGATATCTTTATCTGGAGAGTTCTTTAAATGCTTATACCCAATATTAAAGAATTCCTCTTCACCTTCTTTTTTAGTTTCACCAATACAACCTAAGAAAGGTACAGGTTCAATATACTTGGGTAGGAGTAATGCAAGTGAAGTAGGATTAGTGTTTGTCATAATACTCTTCCTACATAGGTAAGCTTTATTTACTATACCAGCTTTACAGAAGAGTCGTAGCTTACGCTACTTAGGTTTAAGGATAACCCCCCTTACCCCCCTTAGGTTTCTAAGGAGGGTAACACCAGCTGGAGTACATTAAGGGCTTCTAACCCACTCCCAGTAAGGATCTCTTACCTAGTTCACTAGGAACCATAGCTCTTGGCCTTTGTAGGTATAATACCTTTGTGAGGGAGAATCGTCAATAGGAGGTTGGTATGAGAGTTTTCAAAGATGATGATAACGATGAGATTTACTTGGATACCTACACAGATGAGTATGTTCATCTAATGATAGCTGGAGCAGGAGGATTGAATGGAGCATTGTTTACTCCTGCTAAAGCTAGGCAGATTGCAAACCATATGCTCAAACTCGCTGACAAAGTTCAAGCTAAAAAAGGCAAAAAATGAAAGTGTTAGTAGCTTGTGAGTATTCAGGAACTGTTCGTGATGCTTTTTTAGCTAAAGGACACAATGCAATTAGCTGTGATATATTGCCTACAGAATCTGATGGACCTCATTATCAGGGAGATGTTTTAGATATTTTAAATGATGGATGGGATTTAATGATAGCTCATCCACCTTGTACTTATTTGTCTGTTAGTGGAATGCACTGGACTACTAGAGGACTTCGTGATCCCCAATTAACAGAAAATGCTTTAGAATTTGTCAAAACACTAATGTTCAGTAACATACCAAAAGTTTGTATTGAAAACCCAGTATCTATTATTAACAGCAGAATTCGTAAACCAGATCAAATTATTCATCCATGGATGTTTGGTGACAACGCAAGTAAACAGACTTGTCTATGGCTAAAGAATCTAAACCCATTTCAAATTAACCTGTACACTATCACACCACCCGAAGACTACAAAACAGTTATTGATGCTGATTATTGTACCACTTGCAAATGCTGTGATGAACCATGGTGCTTACATCACAATCAACATTATTATTCTTGTGACTGTTTAGGACCTATGGAAGAAGATGTCTATTACCACAGCTACAACAACAAAATCATGTTTGGATCAAAACTACAACAACACAAAAAATTTCGTTGGGGTAACCAGACATTGTCTGGTCAAAATAAACTATCTCCATCAACAGATAGATGGAAACTACGAGCTAAAACATATCAGGGGATTGCTAAAGCAATGGCGGAACAATGGGGATAATCTACTAAATAGGTAGGAGTAAAAGATTTTTGTTGTATGGTATATGGGGGTGTTTTTTAAAACAAAGTTAAAAAAACTTTTTGGGTCCCCTTTTATATATGTGTATATAGGAGTAGGTATGTGAGAGTAGGATGGTAGGTATAAAAGAGTAAGATGGTAGGTATTATGGGTGAATGGTAGGGACATCCAAGCGTACTATACCTATATAAAAATATATAGAATTTGAGACTCTTGCTATATAGTGATATCATACCGTTTGCTGGCCCAAAAATAGGCCTAGAATCGACGATCAGTTTGGACGGGCTTGAGGTCGACCTAAGGTAAGATAACGCGGCCTTGCCCTATCCTATGCGATTTAAAGGGCATTCTAGGGGAAGTCTGGGGAAGTAGTCTAGAGTCGGCAAACCCATATAGAATAGTATAACATAGTTATACTTGACCAACTCAATCATCATTATCATAATTTTATACCATTTTCTTAAAAATAAGAAAACATTCTCAAAAATGAGAAAGATATATTTTTATATCCAATAGTGCAAAATAAAACCCTAGGTAAGATTCTAGGGTTTTATTTAGTTAGCTATTATTTTCGGGAATATGACTTTTGAACTAAAGATAGCTGAAGCTTGATATCCTCAAACTCTTCTGGAATGTTCGACATAGCTTTAAATAATCCGGCTTTACTTATGTTAAGATCATTTATGATAGCTTTCTTTGACATACCGTCTACCAAAAATAAAACCCATATTTTGTACCATTTTTCGTAACCTTTTGTAGTTGGATTATAGCTTAGTAGTCTATTTTTTATTTCTGTTAGCTTTTGATCTAAATGTTCTATATTAACTAAGTCTAATCTATTATTCCATTTTACTCTATCCCATTTTTTATTAGTCAATTTCTCGCGTTGCATAATTTTAAGGGAAGATAAAATAACTCTCATAGGAGTTAACCGCTTATTCCTTAAGATAGCATTACAATATCCCATTTGAATGCTATCTTTAGCGGTTTCTAGATTCTTAGAAAACATTTGCGTATTATATCCCTTAGACTTAGGAGTCATTTTTGCACCATTTAGTTTGATAGCATTGGTTTTAATCTTTATACCGTTTCTAATTTTATTTATAAAGTTGATGATAAAACTAACCCTATAATCTTGAAAAAATTCCGGGTTAATATCAAAAGCCGAAAATAAGTCTGTAAACAGTCCCCATTTTTCAGCTGGATTTAGATATCTATCATTTTTGCAGAATTTATCTATAATAAGATTAGAATAGATATAATCAGGAATAACTGTAGTAGGATTCTTTATATTGTATTTTTTGTAAGTGCCAATGTAGGGAAGGTTAGAAAACTTCCCTATATTATTTATCATAGTTTTTATTTCAGCTGCTATATTCTTATTTTCCATTATCCTATTCCTTATTTTCCTAGTTCAAAAGTGGGAAACCGTTTCCCATGCTCTTACTCTACTATTCGGCCCTTTTGGTGTCCACCAAAAATAAAAAAATTTTTTTTGGACCCAAAAGTAGACGATGCGGAACCCTCAAGGGAATATAGTTTGTTCCTTTTGGTTCTTTGCTATACGGAGTTACTTTCATGGATATGAATTGGCTATCTGTTTGGTTAGTTATGTCGTTAAATCCTAGTTTGTATGCCTATCCCACCAATTGGGATAAGGGAAATCCGCCACCGTGTGATCTTTGATATATCCACTTATCAGTTCCTAAGGGCCGATAGGGTAGGATATATCCCAAACCTACCAAACTACCCAAACTACCCAACCCACCCAACCCAAAGGGGAGGGGGGGGGGGTAGCCAAGAGCTTTTTTTGCGTAGACCTTTTATCAGCGGTTATCTCAGATATTTGAATCTGGGGTAAACGCTTTTAAGGGTTTTCTGACCAATTTTTTCGGGTTTGAGAGGGGGGTCTTTTTTCATCGACTACCTTTTCCATCCACTTAATCAGGTGGGTGGGTGAGTCTAGTCAATGGTTGACTGACTGTTATCAGGAGAATTGATATGGCTATTGAAATGGCAGATTTTGTAATTGAAGACACCAAGCAAACTGAGCTTGAGGTGGCCTGTTTCAAGGCTATGCGCAAGCTGGAAAATGAAATGAAGTATGTGCGTTGGGCTCAACAAGCAGCCCGACGAGCGAAAGCCGAGTACAAGGCCCTAGTGGCCAAGTATGAGGCGTATATTGAGGAGAATCGGTAATGAAGTATATCAACAGCTTCATGGCTGGGGCTATTTTTGCCCTAGCCATTGTGAACATTGCTCTCTAGGAAGTATCCTGACCACACACTTGAGGGTGTGTGGAACTGGTTACTTTTAATAAGGAGTGAGTATGACCAAGTACCAATGGATATACTATGATGTCTGGGGTAACCCAGAAGATGGCTGGGAAGTAAATGCAGCATATAGCACATATGCTATCTACACCTTTCCGTCAGACATAACTGACGACAGGGTTATTAAAGCAGTCTTCGATGAAGACTTCGCTGAAGTAGAACTGGACCCTCATGGGGACAGTACCAACTATGTCTTCCTACAGAAGGAAGACGGGAAACCCATAGGTGAACTGAGAATGCTAGTAGCATGAGGAGTGATATATGAATCTCAATCAGTGCAAAGGCGATAACGGCAAGCTCATTGAATGGGCTTGGCCGGGTGGTTACCCTATTACCTACATCTGTGCAGATGGTGGAACCGTCTGTCCAGAATGTGCCCAGAAGTATCTGGACAAGGCAGCTAACCTACAAGAAGACGACTTCCTGTACAAGTGGGAAGTTGTCCTAGAAGGGGACATCTACTATGAAGGACCAACTATTCAATGTGAAGAGTGTAACACTCTTATTGAGTCTGCTTATGGTGACCCTGATGACAGGGTGTCAATCGAATCGGTCTGAGGTATTAGTCAGCGTGTCGTATCAGGACGGTCCTGTAAATGTCACGCTGACTCAGCGGGTGAAGTGAACCGTGACAATACAACTCAAGGGAGTTTTTAGGAGGTGCTACATGGATTCAATCGACAGTTTAGTAAGGGATGTCATTAGAGACGAGACATCCCAGTACATTACTGAGGATGACCTTAGTAGCTATGTCACTGAGGACTATCTCAGTGAGATAGTGGATGATCTGTCAGATAAACTGACAGAGCTACAAACCATAATGGACATCTTAAGAGACAAGTTTGAGAAACAGAATCAAGCAGTTGAGCTGCTGTTCACTCAAGTGGCACAAGTCAAACCTAGTATCTTTCAACAACTGTGGGCATGGGTGTGGAGGAAGTCAGTATGACAAAGTATTACGCCATATCGTATGAGGCAGTGTACGATAGTGGCAACAAAGAGTACAGGTCTTTTCAGGGTAACCTGTACCATGCCAGAATGCTGACCCACAAAGGGTTACGCAGAGTATTAAATAAGAAGTATGAGCAAGAGGGTAGGTCTTGCAAAGTGCTTAACATTCAATGGCTTACCCACCAAGTCATGTACGGGTAAAGGAGCAGAGTATGACAGATGAGTTTATGTGGTGGTCAGTTACAGAATCGCACTGGTCATCAGACGGGTGGCTTATAGAAAAGATCTACGCTCACCCTCATAGGAAAATGATCGTGACGGATAGCGATTCAAACGCAAAGGTACTGGATAACTGGTGCCTCATGTTCGGGTCTAGTGGAAACTCTAACAACAGAGTGTATGTAGATTCATTACATACAGACTGCGATGTCATCAGAATTAACCGAAGTTCTGATAAAGAACCTTTGGGAGAACTACGACGGATTGTCAACAGCTAGACTATCCTATCCGCCCACTCTACTAGGGTGGTCGGGTGGATATAGTCAAGCAGATATCCAAACGGTTTGGGTATCAGTCAGCGACTGTATCACACGGAGTTTATGTTATGGCACACGAAGTTGAAACCATGTTTTATGCCAATGCAAAACCATGGCATGGCATTGGCACCAAGCTTGATGGCGACGCTCTCCAGAGTGTAGACCAAGTGCTTCAAGCCTCTGGTTTGGACTGGGAGGTTGAGAAAGTTCCTATGGTTACTGCTGATACTCAGCAACCTATCCCAGAATCTTACGCCACTAGGCGTAAGTCTGATAACAGTATCCTAGGTGTAGTGGGTGACCGCTACACTATCCTACAAAATCATGAGGCATTGGGTTGGTTTAATCCATGGCTTGAATCCAAGCAAGCCAGTATGGAAACGGCAGGATCCTTACGCAACGGTTCCCGTATCTTCATGCTAGCCAAGTTATCACTTGACCCTATGGATATTGTTCCCAACGATACTGTAGAGTCCTATCTATTGCTCAGTCACTCTCATGACGGTAGTTTAAGCTGTCGTGTAGGGTTCACCCCTATCCGTGTAGTGTGTGCCAACACACTTAAGCTAGCGGTACATGATAAAGCATCCAAGCTTATTCGTGTTAAGCATAGTAAGTCTATCCATGATAACCTTACCAATATCCGTGAGGTTATGTCTCTAGCCAAGCGTGAGTTTGAAGCTACCGCTGAACAGTATCGTAGGCTTGCCCGTAGGGGTGTCAATCAGAATGATATATCCAAGTACATCAAGCGTGTGCTTGGTGTCACTGAGGATAAGCCAGCGGGTGCTAAGATGGCCAATATCATTACGGATATCTGGAACCGTATTGAGGTCGGCAAGGGTAATGACTTGCCGGGTGTCAAGGGTACTGCTTGGGCTATGTACAATGGCCTTAATGAGTGGTTGAATTACGAGAGAGGTCACACTACTTCCAGTCGGCTTGATTCCCTCTGGTATGGGCCCAATGCGGCCATGAATCAGACTGCGCTGGACTACGCTCTGGAACTCTGCGTGTAGTAGTTACCTATCCACCCTCCCAGTTTATCTGGGAGGTTGGGTGGATTAACTATGGTAGTTAATTGTAAGTGACTGGAGTGTAGTATGACCAAACCATGTACTTGCTGTGGTGTTGAACCAGCGGTTAGGACTGCGTATAAATATGCGTGGAAGCAAGGGTTAATCTTGCCTAAGGATGATCCTATGCAAGAGCCATGGAGAAAGTGTAGAGTGGCACTACACCTTACATACAATCTGACCAAAGATTTTATGTATGATATTCAAATGGAAGTTCAGAAAGAACTTAAAGCGGAGGGGCGACTGTATGATTGAGTATGAATTGGAACAAGAGTATTTGTATGACAACAATAAGTATATTGTATGTTGTACTATACACTACGATGTAACTGGTCAACACTTGCCAGCTACTCGGAAAGAACCTGAAGAGTTTCCCGATATAAATGTAATCAAAGTTAATGTAGATGCTATTCTAATACCAACCACTGATACTATGAATAGTAAAACTGTATGCACTGAGCGTAAACTTAGTCAGTTTGATCCACTGTATAGTAAGATTGAACATGAGTTTATATTGGATGATGAGTGGATGCTACAGGACGAAGTAGAGGATAAACTATATGAGTACTACAAAGAACGCTCTTCGGACTGGGATACTTAAAGCACTACGGGATGGCCCATGGTCCTCATGGGAACTGGCCGTGATACTAGGTGTACACAATAAACACCTAGTATCTTCTGAGTTACTTAAACTAAAACGCAAGGGGTTAGTAACCTTTGCGCTGACTCGTAAAACAGATCCAGCTACAGGTGGATCTTGTATTCAATACGCAAGGAGTAAACGATGAGTGATGAGACTAAACCTACAGCTACCCAGTACGGTCATGGTATCCTAATTGGTATCCATGAATGTGACTTACTTGATATCATTGCTGTACTTGACGCTGGTATTCGTGCAAAGAAAATTAACTTGGCGTATTATCTTGAGCGTGAACAAGTTACGACAGCTGAGTTAATTGATGAGCAAATTAAAACAGCTACTGCGCTGTACGATGCACTGGAACCTTTGCTACAATCCCCTTCTGAGGAAAAGTCTCAAGAAATTATCCGGCGTATCTTACAAGAAGACTAACATGAAATGCAAAGACTTGGTGTTCCGTAGGCTGTATCCAATACCTGAATGGGATGCTCTCATTGCAGAGTACTGGGATACAGGTCACAACGGTTCACCTAGGACAGGTAAGAAGCGTTGGGAACTAACGCTGAGTAAAGGGCTGTATGCTGTATGCAAACTACCCTACGCTCTGTACTCTATCAACGAAGTGATCATGGAAGCAGAGGCACTAGGTTGTAATGTCTCTGCTTACAGGCACTTACTTATGGATGAACCTATCTGTAGTTCTTTTACAGACTTGGAAAGTTAGCGTGACTTTTGTGTCCTCTCGGTATAATGAACCCGAGTGGAACGCTAGTGAAGGAGTGTGTGGGAAACACACACGACGACCCAACCTGCTTGCCACGAAGCGGTGGCCCAGTCGGAGCGCAAGCGAAGACAGAGGGGGCTACCGCTGAGTGGTACTCTTAGAAGTGATTACTTGTTTTCTTAGGAGTGACTATGAACAATTCAATCAAGCTGGCTATTGTAAATCATTTCAAAGATACAGAGAAACCCTCTGAGGGAGTGTATCCTATACACTACATCCTCAGTGTACTTGATGTCTCTACTAATGAGACATACGACAAAGAGTTTAAGGGAACTGTAACTCAATCCAAGTCAGAGTCTATTGCTCCTACTGTATCCATCAGCTGGACTACAGTATGCGCTGAGTTACTGCGTAGCTGTGGTGTAGTAGGTGAAGCTGCTGTGACTAAGCTACGAGATGCAATTACAAAGTCTCTGGATTCATCAGCGGATCTGGATGAAGTACTTCGTCAGTCCGGTAAGTCTGTTGCTGAGTCAGCGGACAGAATCAAGAAAGATATTATTGCCAAGTTGCCAAAGGTTACCCGAGAGGGTAAGACTAAGATTGCTCAGTCTGAAATCAAGATCGGTATGATCGGTATTACTCAGCGTAAGGAGGTAGTCAGTGAGTGATAAACAATTTCAGGATATGTGTGCAGCGATTATAACTGTGGTTGGAATGCTGGCTACAGTCTGGATGATCTACAGAAAGGACAGGCAGTCATGACCCCTAGGTTATCTGATTCTCAAAAGGAATTTCTGAGTCAGAATCATAAGCTAATCTTTAAAGGTATCAGAAAGATTAGTGAGCGTAGGAATATGAAACTCACTGAGGATGAAGTCAGTGAGTGTGTCGTTAAAGTATTACGACAGTTCCCTTCTCACAATCCTGAGCTGAGTAAGGAGTCTACTTACCTGTACAGGAATTGTGACTTCGCTCTGCGTAAGCTTGGGGATGATCGCAGATCTGCAAACAACAAACCAAAGTGTTTGCAGTGTGATTCAGAATCAGAATATGATTCAGAATACATTGAAGATTATAAGGAACCGTTGAACGAAGACCTCAAAGTAGATTTGGCTGATGCACTACTACGGTTACCTACCATGTGGGTGGATGTATTGACTCGGCGTATAATACACGCAGAGACTTACCCATCTATTAGTTCCAGCTATGGTATGAGTAACAGTTGGTCCATGGGGATTGTTCGTAGTGCTTTACTCCATCTGAAGATGGATCTATACCACTGGAGAAATGACGATGCAACTAGACCGGAGTAGGTTGGATAAGATTCGGAACAAGCTAATGTGGATGAGCAAACACGCTCCATCCAGTTTTTACAATCCTGATATGCAAGACCTACTGTACTTGTTGGAGGTTGTAGATCAGCTGTGTCCTCCAGATCTTGTATCGGAAGAGGATCTTGAAGATCTACCAGAGGAGCCTGAAGTAGATGAAGAAACAGAAACGGATTAGCAAAGACAAACCTCTTGAGGATTGGCAGAGGGATCTGCTTGCTGAAAACATTGGGTTGTTTTACTCAGCGATGAAACAACACAAGATGGCGCACCATAGTGAAACAGATGTAGGCAGGGATGTACTAGCCTATGTCACAAGAGCCATGAGGAATTATGATCCCTCTGTAGCTAAACTATCTACATACATATACACCTATGTAGACTTTGGTTTACGCTCTGCTCGTAGGAAATATAAAGACAGTATGGACCATAGCACCTATGTTCTATCTAGCTTTGGTTCAGAAGAAGATATGGATCTACAGCTAGCAGATCCATCCAGCATAACCTCCTTAAACAAAGAGCCTTATTTAATTGAGGAACTTGAGGAGTCTTTAAAACACCTTCCCGTTAATCAGAAACAAGCTCTGATGTTATACTACAGAGACGGTCACACCTGTGACAGTGGTGGTAAAGTAATGGGATTGTCCAAGCAACGGTATCAACAGTTGATTACCAATGCGCTGAACAAACTGAAACTACTTATGCCTAAACCTAATTGGCAATGGGATTGAAAGGAATGCCATGAGCGATTGCTGTTACACAATTGAACATTGTCTATGTGACAGATGTAAGTTAGATAAGTTGTACTTACTATTGGAGGATCATGAGCGTGCAGACTACTACCGAAGAACCCCAGCAGACATTGCTTTATGGGCTGGTGCAGCCAGCCTCCGATACACAGCAGTTCATCAACCGAGTGAGGGAACTGGCTGGGATGCCTGAACCAGTTCCATTGAAGGAACTATTCAAAGTGATTAAGGATAAGTTTAGGTACTACAGGAACAGACACAAAGGAGTAGACAGTGTGGACAATGAGTGAACCAGTATTGTGTTTTATTAGAGGTAGCATAGCGTACTTCACTACTCAAGAACTGAGTAAACAAACAGGTGACGACTGGGATGATGCTCCGTATGAGCATAATGCCGGGACACCATACAAACCTTTTCGTTCTGTTCCGGAATGTTGGAACGAAGATGGAACACCCAAATGGGAGATAAGTGAAGTCATATTTAAAACTGACTTGGTAACCCCAGAGGAATATTATTACGGTAATTCTTCATACAGCGTTGAAGATATTAACGCCAAGTATGTACCATGGTTGGCAACGGCAAAGTATTCTAGTGATCCCAAAGTAGTCATACACGCTGGCACAACAATTACGGAATTCAAAAGGTTAATCCGTAGTGCTGGTGGTAAAATCTATGTGGAGGAAAAGGAATGAGCATAAGTAAAACAGAAGCTTTAAAAAGACTTGAAGATATTTTAAACTTTTTAAATCATATTCATGATAAAGATTATATTACAATACATAACGAAAGTATGATAATTACTTTTGATTATGCTTTGACTGA